AGAACAGATGAAACAACCCCGCCGACAAGAGCCCCGACGGCCGATTCAACGATCTTCGCGACAAACTTGCCCATGTTATACCTCCATGCACATGACGGGACCGCAATCGCGGAACCCGTATTTCTTCAAGAGGTTCACAAACAGTCTTTGATTCATTTCGTCCAGCCCTGCGGTGGCGGTAGAGAAAATGTGGCTTACGCCCTGCTCTTTAAGCCATGCTATCGTGGCCTCAATCAGAGACCTCCCAATCCCCCAATTACGCGCCTCGGGAGCGACGAAAAATTTACTCACATAGCCGAATGGCCTCTTCTGGAATTCATGGGAGACGGCCATCATCGCTCCCCCGACGATTCCGTTTTCGTCCGCAACCAGAATCTTGAGGTTCGGCATCAGAAGATAAAACGCGAGATGATGCCTTGATTTCTCGGCATCGAACTCGACTTCATAGTTTGTCTCGCCGATGAACCTTTCGGCCAAAACTACCATGGCCTCTAGGTCGTTTATAGTCGCGGGACGAATCATCTCCGTCTTCTTTTCAAAGCAACAATAACCTCGGGTTTTCTGGAACCCGACCTCGGTTTCATCTCTCCCCCACCCACCAAAGTCGGCCCGGCCCACCACGACATGACCACGGCATCCCCTCTATCGGTGGACCGTCCCAATCTCTTAACGATGTCTTCTTTGTTTTCAATCTTGATTCCGTGGGGACCAATCTCGAACGTCGGGGCGGTAAGGTCCGCCAACAAAACCTGATCCGGCGGGAGAGCTATCGGAGAACCCCATTCCTGATTTGGGTCCAATGCTTCTCTAAACTTCCAAATCGCCTCAGAGCGAACATTGAAGAATCCATGCTGGCGATCTTTTGTTCTGTTGAGGGATTTTTCCGATCCTTTATAGGGGATGGTAGTTACATCATTTTCCCTCAGCGCTTCGAAGATCGCGCTACCGTATCCCCCGCCCATGTCAGGAATAACCACCGCCCGGTCTCTTCGGTTTGAAATGATGATCGCCGAGCAGTATTTCCCAGCACTGTCCTCGGGGATGGTTTTGCCGGGAACTTCGATGAGCGGCGCAAACCAAGTATCGTACCGGGAGGCAATGATCATCGGGTCCGTTCCGCCCCCGGAACAATCGACCCCCATCGCGCACATCGGAACGTTGGGAGGGGGTTTGGACTTCCATCTTTGTTGGGCGGCCGTAACCCATGCAGTCGGGATCACCTGATTGGGTTGATCCCTCATGCCGACTTCGTAATCGCCCCCTCGGTAGACTTTCCTCAAGTCCTCCGGGAGTAGATGAATCCGGTCTCTGTATCCCGATTTCGCATAATCGGGATTATCCTCAAGCCGAGAACGAATGAAGGTTCTCGATGTGGCCCGAACCATCTCTGTTTTACCCGTACCGGGGTCGGTGGTGGGATAGGGTCCAGGCCCGTCTACTTCCTTCTCTCTTTCCTCACCGTCGAACTTGAAATACCACCGTATCTCTCCCGGCTTCGCGGGATTAGGATGTTTTTTATCGAGCCACGGTGCCCATCGTTGAACGAGCCATAATCCTTCGGCAGTGGTGGGAGGATTCGAGGCAACGACTATCCGGCATCTCTGTTTCGGGTCGGCCGAGCGGAGCCAAATCTTGATGAACTCGAATTGACTTAAAGTGAAATCCGCCCCCTCATCAAATCCAATCAAATCGTGTGGGATGCCTTTATACCGGAGCTTGTCGTCCTCAAGCTGGCACCCGCCGAAATCTATCCTCCTTTCCCTCATGTCCCATTCCATGAGGGTTTTGTTCAGTCCGTTGGTGTGGCCGACGATCTCAATGGCCCGCTGCATCAGGGCTCTTGCGTCATCATTGATCCGGCGCAAAAGAAGGGAGCGTTTGTGCGCCGTTAAAGCGAGGCCGATCAGAAGATCGGATTTTCCTCCCCCAACTTCTCCACCGAAGTACAATTCGTCGGCTTCGCATTCATAAGCATCGGTTTGAGGGCCGGGATTGGGAATCCAGATTTTGCGTTGTCTTGCCTGAAACGCCCCTTCCAAGGCTTCCCGTCTCTCTTCGGGAGAGAAGTTCTGGATTTTCTCTAGAAGCTCATTGAGAAGGCTCACTTTGTCAACTCAACCTTGTTCGGACCCCCATTCATAAGAGCGAGAAGCATATCGACCTTTGCCTCCAAAGAGGGCTTCTGCGTCGATTGGAGTCTCTGATCCGCCGGAACTCCGGCAATCACATAAAGCTTGCGGATGAATTCGAACGCCGCAATCTCGCCTTCGACGTGATTGATTTCCGCCGACAGTTGCCCGTGCTGCGCTCGTTTCTGCCCGGCTATTTCGCGGAGATAGTTGATCTTCGATTCCAGGGTGTGCGCGAGATGGGTTTCGTAACTGTTGGGGTATGGAAGAGGATCGCGAAGCAACCCGCATCCCTTGGGCATATAGATGGAAACGCCCGCGAGTCTGGCAAGATCAAGAAAATATCTGGCTCCGTGATATTGCCATTCGTATTCTTCGCCAGATTCGAGGTCGATCCCGAACACGCCCAGGTCGGTTACGTTTTCCTCCAAAGCCAATGCGAGAGCATAGGAGATGGAGGACGTGAACCATTTCCGTCCGTACTTGGCGAATAATTGATCCTTGGGATAAACCACATTTGCCGGCCAATCCGGCATCGGGTCTTCGGTGTAAATCCGCTTGGGGGGCTTCTCGGCTTTCAATTCCTGCAAATATTCGCGGAAGCCCTCGGGCCATGTACCGGTCCCGTGAATCTCAAAAAGAACGTTCCACCTGTTGGCGTTTTTTCCTCCCGGCCCGATGGTCCAGATGTCCCAAGACATATCGCTCAGGGGCGCCAGCATCCGCGAGGGACACGTTCCCAAAATAGCGATCTTCTTGGTCGGGAGCTTTACGAGGTCTTTATGAATACCCTCGACGACTTCCACTCCGTCGAGGGTCTTGGTCTCGTCAGTCATTAGGCCACCGCTGTCTTGTACAGAACCGCCCAACGGGTTGTCGAAAGACCGGCCATGAAAACGAGGTCGCCACGGACGCCTCCGGCCTTGTCCCAAACCAACGCCGAGGAATTGGCCGCCGTCGAAACGAACTGAACGTCCGAAGAGGTCGTGTTGAACGAAATCGTCGATGCGCTGGAATCGCCGAAGATGATCTTGATGATTCCGGTTTCCGGCGCCGGAACCTTCAACACAGAGACGTTGATCACGTCCGACGAAATTCTAGAAATCCCGTTAACCGCAAGGGTCGCGGCAGACGAGGAAATCGTTTCGACGACGCTCTTGAGCTTAGAGAATTCGGCTTCTCCAATGGTCGAGCCAAAGCTCGAAATCGAGCTGTTGAACACGCCCGCCGAAGAGATTTCGGCGAAGTGGTTGTATCCTGTGCCGGTGGTGGGCCAAACCAGGAGACCCCCCGAAGACGATAGGCCGAATTTTCGTCCGTGAAGGGACGTGAATATGACAGTGTGCGACATGACACACTCTCCTTTTGCTGTTGCTGTTGCTTGAGGCCGTTACGTCTGGTGGCCAGCCAACTCCCTGGTCCAGACCCATAGGGTCGAGGACTGCGGAAGACCGTAATACGGATCGTTCTCGGGCAGGGCGAAGCCGTTCAGACACTCCGCCACCGCCCTCACGACGCCGTAATGAATCTTATCGATCCCGATCGGAAGATGGGACTGTTCGATCAATCCCCTTGAGGGGACGTTGCGGTCGAAGTCATGACCGCAGAGAATTCCATCGGGCTTCAGCTTGGACTTCCAAGACAGGATATCTCTCTTGGTCGATTCGTAGTCATGGGCGCCATCAATGAAAATCAGATCGGCGATACCATCCTGAAACAAATCTGCGACCCGACCGCTTTCGCCAACGATCAGAGTTACCTTGTCTCGGAACCGCTCTAGTCTACGGAGAGCCATTGAAACCACTTCCTCCCTCGGAGTCTCGGCATAAACCCCGGCGTCTCCGAACCTGACGGGGATGCCATCAAACTCTCCGAGGTAGGTATCAATGGTGACGAGTCTTTCCGCCCCGCCTTCCAGAATTGCTTCGGCCGAGGCCCCGGTGAAGGTTCCTATTTCTATCGCCAGCTTTCTTCCGTGGCCGAGAGACCTGAGTATTTCCCGGTCGTGATCCGATATCTGATCGTGCATCAGCTTACTTGACTGGTCTTGGCGAGAGCGGTCCAACGAGTTGAAGAATATCCCTTAAGGGAAATCGTCTGGCCGAACTGACCGGAGGCCCCCGAAAACGTAATGGCCGATGAAGACGTTCCGGTGGTGACGAACGTTATCGTCGAACCCGTCGTTTCGATGGTGATGGTCGTCGCGGACGAGAAAGAAAAGATTTCCTTACTCTGTCCCGATGAGGGGGCGGAAATCGTGAAGTTCCGCTCCGTGGCCGTTCCGGACGAGAGAAAGGAAATTCCATAGGCCGTTAGGGTCGCGGCTGAAGATGAGATAAGTTCCGAGTAGCTTTTGACGATGGTCTGTAGGACGCCCGAGGAATCCGCCATGACCGCGCCATAGCCGTTCTTGTCCACGATGGCGCCCGTCGCCGACATGGCGATTCGGCGACCATGAATGCCGGTGAGATTCGAGAATACGTTTGCCATGGATTATCGGACGGTGGACCCTGGCACCCGGCCAAGTTCTTCCACGACGATGGTCCCGCCCAGAATCATTGTTGCGGCGGGGGCGCCCAATCGGACCTGAAGCCTTTCGCCCAATTTGCAAGTGGGGGCGGTCTTTTCATCCCACTTGAGGACGATAGGAACTTGCGTGTTCCAGCCGATACCGAACACCCTTTGAGCGGAAGTCCCCGAAGAGCCGGGAGTCGATGAGCCGACAACGGCCAGAAGAGCCGAAGTGGCGGAAGTCCGGGAATCGACCCTGACCACGGCGGCGGTGGCCCCTCCGGAGGCGATAGTTGACCCCCGATAGATTTCCAGGGTCAATGTCTCGATGGCCGAAGAAGTCAACGCAGCCGCGACCTGCCCGAGCGAGAGTTCGCGCAAGCGATAGCTTGTCAGAGTGCTGCCTGTGATATCGAAGATATCAGTGGCTACAGCTGCCGCATCCTGCGACGAAAAACTCACCGAATAAAGGTTGCCCATGTCGGCCTCCTCAGAAATTCCAGTTCATGCCGTCCAGGACGGCGGCGATTTCCTCCACCTTCGTCGCCGAAGCTATCTTCGCGGACAGTTGCCGGCGGTATTTGAGCAACGGCGCGGCCGATTCCTGCATCTCCATCGCTTTTGTGATGACTTTCTTCGCCACGTCGGTTTTCGTCTCTCCTTCAAGAGCGATGGCTTGAAGCAGAGAGGCATCTGCGTTTGGATTGTCGAGTAGGGCCATCGCCTCGGCGATCTGGGCGGGCCATGTCGCGCGCTCGGCCGGGGAATATCCGTAAAGGATTTCTCCGGCGGTATTCTCGAATGAACGTGCGATGATCGCATATGCTTCGTGCCGCACTTCTTCAATCGGCCTCTCGACGATGGTCCTGGTGCGTAGAACGGCCCCGCCCCAGTCCCATGTATCGAGATGCCCGGAAACCCTGTGCGTTCTCGGATCGTGCGGAGGGATGTCGAACCTGATGAGTGCGTATCCGGTGCGCCTCATTTCCTCCGCCATTGGGGGTTGTGGCCATTCAAACGGTTCCCCGTTGACCGGAAGATCGTATCCGTCGGGTCCATGCGTAAGAGCCACAACTAACATTTCAGTGCCCTTGATCCGACTTCCGTCTCTCCGGGCCTCGGAAGGATGTCCACCAAGACTTCATCCATGTATCCCATCCTCACGCCTGCTTTTCTGAATCTCTCTTGAAGATCGGTGTCGCACACGCGATTCCAGGATTTCATCCAACAGTTCGGATTGAACTTCATGAATTTCAGATACGAGCGGTACAACCATGTTTGCAGGGGACCGACCTTCACCCCACCAACATCATAGGGCTCGATCGGTCCCCTGTGCGTTTGCCCGGCAGCGGAAACGAATTCCAAATTTTCCACGCGCGCCGACAGAAGTAGTTTTTCGATCATGCACGGATGCCACGTATCATCGTCGTCACAAGTGGCGATCCACTGGCCCTGACATTCCTTCAGCCCCGCGTTGCTCGGTTCCACGCGCTCGCAGAACCACCGCAGCCTCGGGTCGTTCGGGAGCCTTGCTCTCTTCGGTATTTCCAAAACCCTCAACCTGGGATCAAGGCCCCTAACTTTTCTCGCGGTATCATCCGTGCATCCGTGGGCGACGACGATGACCTCAAGTCTCCGGTAGGTCTGGTTCAGGATTCCAGGAAGGCCCCTAGTTAGCAAAAGATCGGCCCGGTTATGGGTCGGGACGTACACAGAGACCAGCGGCCTCATCCGTCCTAGTCGATATTTCTCGTCCGAATTCCAGAACCTCTCCCACCCTAGACGGAGCGACTCCATGCGATCCTTTCTTCGATGATCTTCAAGGTCTTTTCTTCCGACGGCATGGGTCTTTTGATTCCATCGCCGAGGGCTTGCTGGACCATTTGGATGTTGCGGACCATCTCCTCAAATTGTTCCGGCTCCAGAGAAGCCAGGTGATCCGGCCCCTCCATTCGCTTGTCGAGCGTCAGGTGTTTCTCGATCCACACAGCCCCCAGCGCCACTGCCACGGCCGGAATCAGGGTGCTTGTGGTGTGGTCCGAAAGTCCTATGGGATTGTTGAACTCCTGTTGCATCGCCTGGATGACTCGGAGATTTGTTTCCTCAAGGGGCGCGGGATAGGAACTCACACAATGCAGAAGGACCAATCTGTTTGCCGGCATGTTCATGAAGCGAACGGCCCGCCTCACGTCCTCTTGGGAACTTCCGCCGGTCGAAAGAATCACGTCCCTTCCGCTGTCAGCCGCCGCCCGCAACAGAGGATCGTTGTACAGGTTCCCAGAAGCTATTTTGATTACCGGAACGCCGAGTTCGAGCAGGAATTGGAGAGACTCCACATCGAACGGGGTGGACATGAATCCTATTTTCATGAAGTCCGCGTGCTCGGCGATTCTCTTGTGGTCCGCTTTGCTCAATTGGAGCTTGCGGAGCATCTCCCGTCTGGGACCGGGGGGCTCAAGTTTCTCGGCGTCGAACGTCTGGAACTTGACTGCGTGCGCGCCACAAACCGAGGCGGCATCCACGAGTCTCTGGGCCAGGTCAACACTGCCGTTATGGTTGACTCCGGCCTCGGCGATGATGAAGGTCACTCGATGATCCCCGGTCCCGACGGAACGTTGACGATCGATGAGGCAAGTTTCATGGTCATGCTCAAATCGTCTCTCGGGGCGTCTTTGTACATCGAAAGCAGGTGAAGCGGCGTCCAACAGAGGCGGGACTCAAAGCCGGCCTCGCAGAGCAACCGACAGGTCTCTTTCCGATCCAACCCATCAAGAACAATCGCGTTGAGCCAATGATTGCTGGTCGCTTCGGGTCTCGCTTCCATCATCCTCGCGTAAGGGCAATATTGGAAAATCTCGCGATATTTCTTCGCTAAAATTCGCTTTCTGCCCAGGATGGAATAGAGATTGTCCATCTGCCCGCAGCCCAGAGCGGCGTTGATGTTGGGCATCCGGTAGTTGTAGCCGATCTCGGCGTGCCAGAATTCGTGGGGGACATCCTCTTTTGCGACGTTCGCGAGATGCCGTACTCGTTTCGCCAATTCCTCCGAATCCGTGACGACCGCGCCCCCACCCCCGGTGGTGATGACCTTATTTCCATTGAAGCTGAACGTTCCAAGAAGCCCGAACGTTCCCGTGTGTCTCGCTTGGTAATAGGAGCCGATGGCTTGCGCCGCGTCTTCGATAAGAGGAACGTTGTGTTTCTGGCAAACCGCGAGAAGGCCGTCCATGTCGCAGCAGTTTCCGAACGCATGAACGCAGACGACGGCCCTGACGGAATGTTGGAGAAGCCAGTCATCTAGTTTCTGCGGATCAAGTCCGCCGTACTCGTCGCAATCGACGAAGTTGGGAACGGCCCCGCAATACATCGCTGAATTGGCTGTGGCGACGAACGTAAAGGCGGGAACAACGACATGATCCCCGGGACCGACTCCCGCAGTTCTCAGAGCTAAGTGCAATGCCGCCGTGCCGCTCGATACCGCGATCGCGTATTTGGCTTTGGTCTTGAGTTTCAGCAGATGCTCGAAGGCTTCAACAAAGTGACCGTGCGTCACCTCAGCCATTTCGACGCATCGTTGGACGTATTCTTTTTCTCTCCCTTGGAAAAGGGGAGAATGGAGCTTGTGGGGCTTCCCGAGGACGATCCGAACTCTCTCAACGATAGCAGCCTCTCGGCTTCCCGGAAGTCCTCCCACCTGTCCACATCCACTGATCTCTCCGTGGGCATGAGATATGTCACCGCCCGCCCGGAGTCGAACTGCCGCATTTCCCTGAGCCATGTAGTCCACGCTACGTAAACCGCCCCGTTGGCGACGGGACGCTTTCTGTCGATGGAAATACAGGAGGGAGCGTGGTTGAAGTAACAGGTCTCGATACAGCCATCGATGTCTTCGGCTATCCTCAAAGGTGAAGTGGCTTGCAAAAGCACAATATAATCGTGGGGCTCGAAAAACCCCAAAGCATGGAAGATCGCGTCATAGACATTCGATGTGTCTTCGGCCAACTCTCTTGGCCTATCGACGATCTGCACCCCCAAATTCGAAACCGCCGCGACGATGGCGGGGTCTTCGGTGCTCACCGCGATTTTGTCGATGTATTTGCTTTTCTTCGCTTCGCCGATGGTCCAGTGGATCATCGGTCGCCCGCATAGCATCTTGAGATTCTTTCCAGGAAGTCTCTTGGACCCGCCGCGCGCGGGGATCAAAGCCAAAACGGTGCGGCCTTCGATCATTTGTACACCGCGTATTTCAGGCGCCAGCCATCCTCGCCCAGATTTTCCCAAAGATGCTCGGGACGGAACCGATCAATCACGGTTTTCAGATGATCCCTGTCCATGCCCAGGTATTCGAGACATTCGTCGAGATGTCTTTCCGGGAATTCGCCGTCATATCTTCGGACTAGGGCGATTCCTTCATCGCGATCGATCTCACCGTCCCTGATTTCGTGGGCCGCGTCGGAAGTCGCTCTCCCGATCCCGAATTTGATATACGCCATGTAGTAGTGGAGTCCGTCCATCTTGTCGTCGAGGGAAGCGTATTTGGAGTACGTCCCCTGACTCCGTTCGGGGTTCGCCTCGAAGCCTACGTGCTCGGCGGCGTAGTAGTAATTCCCCTGCGGGTGCCATTTGAGGTAGTAACCTAGCCAATGGAACTGGGCGCCCATCTTCTCGGGGAGTCGATAGAATTCGTTCGGTTCTCCTTCAAGGGCTCCGATGTTCTTTCCTATCTCCCAGATTCTTTCAACACCGGAACCTTTGACATAAATCCGCTCCCAATCGGACTCGTCCCAGGAGGGTCTGTCATTCGCTTTCGGATCGCCGCCGTATTCCGCTTCTCCGTTCTCCCCATACATCACCAAGCCTATCCCCATGGTTGCGGCGATTCTCATGGGAAGGGCGAGCTGTCCGTAGACGAACGGCTGAAATGGATCACCCAGAAATTCGAAGCACAGTCTTGCGAGTTTCCTGTGGGTTTCGCGATCCGGGAAAAACTCCAAGCAATCAAACTTGTTTTGAAAATTGTTCCAGTTTCGTTTGCCGATATCCGTATACAGAAATGGCGCAAACTTCACGCACAGCGGATTCATGCCGTATTGGTATTTTAGGACATGGGCGACGTAGCTTGAATCCTTCCCGCCGGAACAGGGAACAATAACGTCGTATCTCGACTTGCCCCGGAACCTGTCGAGAAGAATTCTCAGCTTATCGTGACGTTCCTTCCAATCGATGCCGTTGTGTTTCCACTCGGCATATCGACAGGCCGAACAGATGCCTTCATCATCGAAGACAATGCGCGGTCTCTGATTCGAGATCACGCACCTCTTGCAGAACTTGACTTCCTTGGGTCTTTCCTGCGGGTCGATGTTGATCGCCTCTTGGCGGACTCTGTTCTCGACTTCAGGAGACCAAGAAGGAATCACAGACGTGCTCCAATCCCGAATGACCGCATGCTCAATAAATGTTCGAGTGATCTTCCCCTTTCCCATCCGATTTTCAGGAAACCGAACGGCAGATGGATTTCGATGTTCGGAGAATAGCAATCAAGATGAAATCCGAGAGATATGTTCTCAAATCCTACAAAATGGAAAAAAGCGACGAACCGTCTCATTCCTCTAACCATGAAACGAGGATAACCCCGCCCCAATCGGCAAGGATCAAAAGAGCCAGGATGATCCCGACCCAATCTAGATGTATTGCCAACAGTCCTTGCAAAGCGGCGCGTCGTAGTCTTTTTTGCGGAGACGGGCCCGGTATTCCTCGATCTGCTTGTGCCGCCAGATGTCGCGAAGCGGCGAGGTCATGACGTTTCCGAGATTCGTCAACCCATTGTAGTCGTTGCAGCACACCCGCACAGACCCGTCCCACTGGATCGTCAATTTGTCGAACACCTCGGGACACGGATCGGGATGTCTAAGATTGGCCCGCTCCCATTCGATCATGGGTTCGATCCTCTGTTTTTCCTCTTCGCTCAGTCGAGCAACTTGCAAATCCATAAATCCGAAGATCGTCCTTCCGATCGTGAGCGAGTCCACCAGGGGCTCAAGTCTTTCGCGGAATTTCTCGACGATCTGCGGCGATTCGTCGGTCAGCGAGGTGGAGGCGGAGATGTAGGGAAACTTCCGATGACCCCTCGCCTGGTGCATCTTCTCGATAGCCCGGACCATGCCTTCGAAGAAATCCGTCTTCCGCATCTGCTGGTAGGATTCCTTGTCGGCGCCCTGGAACGAAAATTTGATAGACGACAGCCCCGCGTCCACCAAATCCTCGGCCATCCTTAAATCCAATTTCGAGGCGTTGGTGTTCAGGTGAGTGAGAATGTCGTGTTGATTGGCGAAGCAGACGAACCGGACGATATCGGGATGCAGAAGGGGCTCCCCCCATCCGATGAACCGTATCCCGTGACACCCGTCGCATTGCTCGACGACGCGGACGAACGTACCGTAGTTCATGAACCCCGAAGGACGTTTCATCGATCTGTTTCCGGTGGGGCACATGACGCACCGGAAGTTGCAGGTATTTGTGACCTCCAAATCGATGATCCGAGGAAAGTCTATAAGCTCGTCCTTGGGGGCGTTGCAGGCATCATAGAGAGGCTTGAAGGGATTCACTTGAACACTGTCCCCGCCTTCACGAACTCACCGACCGGCACATGCCTTCCTTCCGGGATAATAGCTCCTGCCCCGATGAACACCCCATCGCCCACCGTCACGCCACCGCACAGGATCGCGCCCGGAGCGATGTGGACGTGATCCCCTATGATACAATCGTGATCTACGGACGCGCGGGTGTTGATGAGAACATTGCGACCTATCTCGCAACCCGGTTGGAGCACGGCACCGGCCATGATTTGTGAGCCCTCGTCGATTTTCATGACCGGCGGGATTATGGCCGATTCGTGCCTGATCCAGATGAAGTCAAAGTCCGCCGCCTTCAATTCGTTGAACGCCGCAATTCTAGCGTCGTGCTTGCCGATGCCGTTGATCAGGGAGCAATCTCGAGGGAGAATTGATTCCTGGTTCAACAAATCCTTATGGTGAGCGCACATCTGAATCGCGCCGTAATAGGGGCGAATTGCCTCGCGAACTACCTTCGCGTGCCCGCCATTCCCGACAATGATTATCAATGCACCCTCGGCCCGAATTGAGCATAAAGAACGTCGGCGATCTTGGCGGAAGCCCCAGGCCCCAGATGGGGATTCTCATAGGGACCGTCGTACTTCAGGGCTCTATCGATGGCGTCGGAAATTGATTCGACCGAACTCTCCGCATGGAACACGGATGGTCCCCTCAATCTCCCGGACTGCCTCTCGCCGATGTCCACCGTGGGGATTCCGAGCGAGGGAATCTCGATCAGTCCGGCCGAGGAATTCCCGATCACCAGGGACGAAGCCGTACAGAGGGAGAGGTAATCGACCGCGTTCATCTCGTCGTCGAGGATCACGTTCGGCCGGTATTTCGCGAACTCAGAAACCGCCTGTCCGACTTGCGGGGCGCCGGGGTCGTTGTTCGCGCCGGTAAAGACAATCCGGTAATCGGGGTATTTCTCAAGGGCGCTCAAAAGAGGAACTATCGTTTCCTGCGTTCTTGTGGCCGGGTGGTAGGTGACGACGAATCGTTTTTCCTTCTCCCTTTGTTCGACAAATTTGATGTTGTCCAACCCCGGCGCGCCGACGACATGAATGTTTCTTTCGCCCATTTTCATCAGGCGGCTTCCATACTCGGGGGCGGCGACGAAATGAATATCCGCCATCCTTGTGATCGCGTCGCGAAGGGAATCGTCAAACGATCCTCTTGTGATTTCTCCGCCGTGGATATGGGCGATGGGGATTGTGGCCATCGTGGCCGCGCCGGCTGCGGCCAGGGCTTCGTATCTATCCCCCAGGATCACGACCAGTTGCGGTTTTTGCTGTTGAAACGCAACCCCCGAAACGAACGCCGAATTCGCATATCCTAGAATCGGATTATCCGACGATGGCATGGGAAGACACTGCACGTTCAGTCCGCGCTCGATACATTCCGACATCACAGGAAAGAGGGGGCCGACATCGGCGCGGCTGGTGACGATGAAGCAGATCATGCCGCCGCCGAGGATGCGCCTCCGTCGTTGGCCGGCTTTTTAGTCGCGCGGGTGAGTATCCACGCCATCGTTCGGGCGAGTTCGATATCGGTCATCTCGGGGATAAAGGGTTTCCCATCCTTGCCGGTAATCTCTGTACGATCTTTACGGCCGAATTCGTCGGGAGCCATGCGTTCCAAAAGAAATTCATGAGCCCTCTCGTCCCGGCGCACCTTCACGCCCACGCACTTTCCCTGATAGAATATCGGCTCTTCTACGCCGTTTAGCGCCAAATCCCAAAGCGACCCCAATACCCGATCAATAGCTTGCCTTCGGGCGGATTCGCATTCCTCCGCGAAATCTGCGTCCTTTCTACGCAAGTTAAAGAACGACCTCACGGAACGACCGGCCGCTTTGGCGGCGAGCGTGAAGTTCGCCGTTTCCCGATAGGTCTTCAGGAAGGCTTCCTTATCCTCTTGCGAGAGGGGGGTTCGGCTGAGATCGTTGCCGCTCATGTCATCAGGCAGATGTTCATCGGATGATGTTTCGTGGAATGCTTGCCGTTCCACCAATTACGTTTAGTGTTGCCGGGCCTTCCAAGCGCCCTGTCTTCGTACCAATTATCCCATTTCCAAGCGCTGTGACTCATTGGGCTGATGGATTTCCATTCAACAGGCTTCACAGGCAGAACGCCGAGTTTGAAAAGCCGCCTGCGTTCCGCGCGATATTCACCCGGCGTCAAATCGAACATCAGTACCGCTTGATGGGTTTCTTTTTCTTAGTCATGCCTGCTTTACTCATGGCGGTGGCGACCGCCTGATCCTTGGGTTTGCCTTCATGAAGGAGGGTTCGGATGTTGGCGCTCACCGTTTTCCGGGAGCGGCCTTGTTTCAAGGGCATGGCTACCGCAGTGCAGCGCCTAAATGGCGCCGCGAACGTTCGAACAACATCGCGCGAACGTAGCGTGAATATTAAGGCCTGAGTTAACTCAAATCAAGTTAATTCAGGCGATGTTACTCTCCGGCACCGTCGCCAGTATCTTCCCTCCGAACATATTCAGGAGGGCGACGATGCGATCCTTGGACCTTCTCACGAACAAGCCGCTCAATCCGGCGTACCCCCCGGCGACGACCTTCAACCGCTGTCCTCTGAGGAAATTCCGCTTGGACGGGGCTGAAAGCTGAACAACCCCATTGACCATACGGGATTTGATCTCGTCGATGACCGATTCAGGGAGGACGGCGGGCTTATTGTCCCGCATCAGGAGGTAGCACACGCCGAACGTGTTATTGATCGGGCCCCAGTTCTTGCCCCACACGAACAGGTATCTTGGGAACAGGGGCGTTGGGTCTCCGCGCTCCCAGCAGAGCGGCAGAAAAACGTTGAAGCCCTGGCGCTCCAAGTTGTCTTTGGCGCGGGCTTCCTCGCGGGGTTTCGTGTAGACGACGTATGCTATGGCTTTAGATTGGTGCGCTACCCATAGCGTATGAGGGTGGGGTTGTCAACTAGATGTTGCGCGCTCCATCACCCTTCCCACGGTGGTCGGATGCCACTTTCCCCCCATCGGGGCCGCAATGCCCCTTCTGTTGAGGGCCTCGGCCATGGCCCGGAGTGTTTTGATCCCGCCGTCCTGAAGGGCTTGAATATGGGGGTAGATCGCCACCGCCATGTCCTGGGCCTTAGCCTGGTTTATCCTGGCCTGCTCTGGGTTTCCCAACTGAGTTCCCCGTTGCTTGGCCGCTTTCAGGGCCGCTTTAGTTCTCTCGGAAATCATCCCCGCCTCAAGCTCGGCTACCGCGGCCATCATGGTGAGGAAGAACTTCCCCGTCGGGCCTTTCGGGAGGTCCGGGAGATCGCAGAAGATGACTTCAACTCCCGCTTCCACAATGCCAAGCAAGAAGCGCGCATTTCGGGAGAGGCGATCCAGCTTCGCAACAACCAGGACGCCAGAAGTTCGTCGAGCAATGGCGATAGCTTTTTCGAGTTCCGGCCGTGCCGTTTTCCTGCCCGACTCGATTTCCGTGTATTCCGCATCCGGCTTGCCTCCAATGGTTCGTTCCACGGCAGATTTTTGGGCTTCCAGGCCCAATCCTGACTTGCCCTGGCGATCCGTGCTGACTCGATAGTAGGCGATGTTCATTGTTCCCTCTTCCGGCTCTCAAGCACAAACTTGATCGTGCCGGCTGCCAAACGAATCTTTTCATCTGGATTTGCGTAAATTTCAACCGCCTTGCAACGTATCATGCACTGGTAGCCCGATCCGTCATCCGAGAGCGGTTCCGGGGCGACCGTGAATTCTATCCACTCGTCCTTCTCCGATACCGAAACCGAATGAAATCCGACCCCGAGATCGGTCAATTCCCGAACTATGGCGGCGTTGAGGTTCATTTCTTGGCTCTCCGCTTATGAAAAAATGGCCGAGGCATGACTTGAATGGTCATCAATAGAACGACGGCCCCGGCCCCGCTTGCGCGGATAAAGAGCGGCGGGCATTCCGGCAGTGGCTCTCATAGTTATCATGGCCCGCCGCATTGCCGCCTACTCGGCGGCGATAGAGTGGGCGGGAGACACCTTCGGACTGGTGTTCAAATCTACCCTGGTCTCCCGCCATGCCGACCAAAGGTCGGTCAGCAATCGTTGAATCATGACCCTCATGGCGTCATTATGGGCATGCCCCTTGGTCCATTCGGGATGGGTTTCGGCCGTATGGGCTCTCCGGGCGTCGTAGACCTTACGGTACGGCCCGGCTTCCCTTTTCACTTCGCCCGTCGTCTTGTCCACAATCGGCGACTGAGCGAAGAACAGAGGCATCGCCACATCTCCGTAGACGGCGCCCTTGCAGGAGCGCGGGATTTTCCTGCCGCCGGTTTTGCCCTTTGGATAGCATTCGGCCGGCGCCCATCCGAGCCTTTTCCTGAACTTGCAGACCGTGGCGTAATTCGAGGGATTCCCGGCTTCGCCCAAAATCGTGGCCAGACCAAGGGGGCCGAGTCCGTTAACGGTTTCTGCCCATTCCCAGATCGGGAGTTCCTTGACGATCCTTACCATGGCATCTTCGACCCTCTTGCGGTTCTCGACGTGAGCCGACCACGAAGAGAGGTCCATCATCACAAAGCAGGCCATGAACTCCGCCAATGGCCCAGAGACTTCCTTGCCGTTCAGCATGGCATCCACAGTATCGAGGGCGATTTTCTTGAGTTGGCCCCGTTTGGTCTTTTCCTCGTCCGGTTGCCAGCCAATGTTTCTCCGGGCCAGCGCAGCCAGTCTCAACAGGATGCCGTTATGGCTTGTCATGTGGTGCCGGCGGAGGGTTTGATGCTCGCGCAGGACTGCAGTCGGGTCAGCCACGGGCTTCCTCCGGCAGCTTGGGCGTGGCCATGTCGGTGGCCATGGCCACGAATTTGAGCATCTGTTTCTCGTCGAAGATATCCCGCGTCATGGCGCCGAGCGGATAAGTCGCCGGCTTGTGCTGATCCAGAAGGTAGATCAGGTTGTACTCGCGGGTTGCGACCCATGACCGCTTGCCCAGATGGCCCAGAAGGGCCGGATATCGGGACGGCGGTATGTCGCCGATGGCCGTTTTCTCGCCGTTCCTCTCGGTGATCCTGAACGTATCAAACACGCACTTCTGGACGCTTTCCTTGAGCGCGCCCAGATCGGCCGCAGTAGAACGTGCGCGGGCGGGGACGACAGTCACATCGTGGGCATCATTCTTAGAATGGTCATCCCCACCCGCATGGGGGGCCTGGGCGGCGGCAGCGTAACTCTGGCTTTCAGGGGCATTGTGGCCGCCATTCCCAGGCTTTAGGGTGGCCGGGGGGACAGGTGTCCGATGGTCAACATGGCATGATTGGTCCTTCCCGGCCAGCTCGCGGAGCTTCGGCCCCACAAGCGTATTTCGGTGATTTTCAAAAACGGTCGCGTGGGGAAGTCTGGAATGATACCAGACGTAATCCACCTGTTCCTGAAAGTTTTTGGGCCATTGTTTCATGGCCTCACGGCACAAATCCTCGAAGATTTCGTTGCTCGACTTGACGCCCTTCCGTTTAAGGGCTTCCTTTAAAACACTCACCCGCATCTCCTATGTTTCAGTCATGACCCATCCCCCCTGTATTGGCGATAAGCGAACGCTGTCCCCGGTTTCAAAATTGATAAAATCAAGATGTTTCGGCCGGAACCAAACAAATATATTCTTGATCACGGTGATTGTTGATCTGTCGGTCCTAAAATAAATATTGCGCCATCCTGGCGGGTCCTTGCATGTGGCGGTATCGATGAGCCAGGTGCCGTTAGGATAGCTTGGCGTCATACATGGGCAGTATGTATATTCCTGCGCCGGATGATTAAAAATATCGTTGTTTTCGCTGAACCATATGGTGTGTCGATAAGGAAGATCAGTCCTCTTGCACCATACGAAGTTAACCCATAGCGGTCCGAAATCGAAAAATCCCAAAGTTCCGCGCCACAATTCTTTCCCGCCACTCGCCAAAGATGGCGATGGAATCACAGCAGATACCGCCGCCCCAGCCAAAATCCCAAACGTTTTACGCCGCGATATCATTTCCTCTCTCTCCGCTTCCTCATGTACTCTCGCATAAAGGCCCTATACTTTTCTTGGTTTTTCTCGCGCCACGCCACTACCCGCTTATAGGCCGAATCGTAGATCGGCGCCCGCTTCTTCTTTTCCTTGATTTCTTTAGGTTTTTCTGCGATATTCTTTTCTGCGGAAACGCGGGAGCGGTTCTTCGCTCGCGGCCGGTCTACCCGAGCGGGGGGCCTCTCCACAACCCGGAAATCCCGCCGGTTGCTCCAATCGTGAGGCTCTGTCTGCCAATGCTTCCGACCACAGAGCTTGCAAAGCGGGGCTTCCATCTACCACTTCGGATACTGCCTGGGCTTACGAGTTCGGCGATCAATCACAGTGGGAGAAGTCCAGTCATCCTTGACCGTCGGCGTCACCGGGCCCCTTGAAGGCAAGGGATCGTAGAACCCCGATCCAGACTGCCCCGGAGCCAACGGCTCATACACCGGAGGATTGACCGGCGAATACAACCGATACGGTTGCCCCATCGTCGGCCCCCAATCCACCGTATCGCC